TGTACATATATCTCGCAAAACGAAACAGCCGTTATGTAATCATGAACAGGTAAACAAAATGAATTACTATGGAATCCCTTATTTACAGAACAAATTGACGCTCAAGCGCAGCAGAGTGCTTACACGCTATGTATTCTATGAGATGAAGAACGTTGCGTATGATTTTGGCATCTCCACACCGCCGGAATTAAAGTATTGGAATAGCGTTGTTGGATGGTGTGCAAAGGGCGTTGATGCTCTGGCAGATCGGCTGAACTTCTATGCGTTCCAGGATGATGTTTTTGGCTTAAATGAGATATATGACATGAATAACCGTGATGTGCTGTTTGATTCCGCAGTGCTTGGGGCGTTGATTTCTTCATGCGATTTCATTTATGTCAGCGAGGATGAGACGGGATTTCCGAGATTGCAGGTTATTGATGGTGGTAATGCTACGGGTGTCATGAATCCCGTGAACGGCATGCTGGATGAAGGGTATGCGGTTCTTGAGCGTGATGAATATGATAATCCGATTAAGGAAGCATATTTTACTTATGAATATACGGCATATTATGAGAATGGCCAGCTGATTGATACACGCACCAACAAAGCACCATATCCGTGTTTGGTACCGGTTGTGTTTAGACCTGATAGTGTAAGGCCGTTCGGACACTCACGGATCACACGGGCTTGCATGAGTGCTGTTGGTTCCGCACTCCGCACAATTAAGCGTTCGGAGATCTCCGCAGAGTTCTATTCATTCCCGCAGAAGTGGGCAACAGGATTGGATCCGAATGCACAGCAGATTGATAAGTGGATGGCAGCAATGTCAGCCATGATGAAGTTCACCCTGAATGAAGATGGATCAGATCATGTGAAGGTTGGACAGTTCACACAGCAGAGCATGTCGCCACACGCAGATCAGTTGCGGATGTTTGCATCATTGTTTGCATCAGAAGTTGGTCTGACGCTTGATGATCTTGGCTTCCCGTCAGAGAATCCATCAAGTTATGATGCAATCAAGGCATCTCATGAAAACTTAAGACTTTCAGCAAAGAAGGCACAAAAGACGTTCAGTGTTGGTCTGTTGAATGCTGGTTATTTGGCTGCATGTATTCGTGATGGAGTTAAATACCAGCGTTCACAGTTATCATACACACGGCCTGTATGGGCACCTGTATTCCCGGCGGATGTATCAATGATTGGTGCGATCGGGGATGCAGTGGGCAAGATCAACAGTGTATATCCCGATTATTTCACACAGGATAAGCTGTATGAACTGACGGGGATATAAGCGATCTACCGCTTAAGTAGGGAAAGGAAAATTGAATATGATTGATGTTGTACCTGATTTGCTGTCGGATATAATGACAAGGTTTCAAACCTATACATTGACCGACAGAAAATTACGAAGCATAACCAGGCGGATCAGAGACGGCACCGCCACACAAGTGGACGGTCACGCATATGCTGAAAGAATCGGGAAGAATGCATCCAGGGCATTGCAAGATTGTCTTGTGGAAGATAGGCTTCCAGACGGGCGGTTATATTACAACATAGCCACACGCACAGTGGTGCCGGTATTGGAGAATAATCAATCATTGGTCAATGATGCAGCCACGCAGATACAGAAGGGGATTGATGAAGCTGACGGGATTGGGCTTAATTCAATTCAGCCGATATTCCCGAAAGAGCGTGTGCAGGGCTTAATTGATAAGATGACCGCTGATAATATAACGCTTGAGAATGCGCTTACGTGGATTCGTGAGCCGATTGTGAACAACACCGAAGCATTTTATGATGACTTCATCAAACAAAATGCAGAGATTAGAAGCAATGCGGGCTTAAAGGCAATCATCACAAGGGTGGCAGAATCAAAATGCTGTGAATGGTGTTCTGATCTTGCTGGCACCTGGGATTATGCTGATGCACCTGATGAGATATATCGCAGACATGAGTTCTGCCGGTGTGCGGTTACGGTTCAATACAAAAAGACCACGCAGAACGTATGGTCAAAAAAGGAATGGGAAAGCACTCCTGATGAATTGGCCAGACGTGAAGGTGTTAAGGTTGAGACAATGAGTGCCAAGGAGCGTGAGAGCGTTCTGGCACAGCTTGACAAGGATAAGATTGTGAAGCAGATAATGGATGCCACAGGTTACAGCCGTGTGACAGCGGACAGAATTGCCAATCAATCACCCGAGAAGATAGCAAAAGAAATTGAACGTGGACGCAAGCGTGCAAATGTAAGGAGATAAGGTATGAGAATGGGATCGAAAAATCCCTCTTTTACCAACGTCACCTATGCAGAAACCAAAGGTCAGGAAGCGATTGACCTTTATAAAAGTACAACACAGAGCCTATTAGAATGGCAAGAGATACAGATCAACGCAATCATGGCGGTCAATCCTGATGGATTGTGGACGCACATGGTATATGGTCTGTGCGTGTCCAGGCGAAATGGTAAAGGTGAGATTCTGGCATCTCGTGAGTTTGATGGCATAGTCAATCTTGGCGAAAAGATATGCCACACCGCTCACCGCACCACAACGTCACACGATGCGTTCAACAGATTGTATACACTTCTAAAGAAGGCAGGGTATGAAGAGCATTCAAGGAAGCAGAAGGTTATGCCGGAGCATTCCTTTTTTGCTTCCAAGCAATACGGCCTTGAGCATATCGAGATCAGTGGTGGTGGTACGATAGATTTTAGAACACGAACCAACAATGGTGGTCTTGGTGAAGGTTTTGACCTGCTTGTAATAGATGAAGCACAGGAATACACATCAAAACAAGAGAGTGCCCTGATCTATACGGTCAGCGCATCAAAAAACCCACAGACCATATTAGTGGGAACACCGCCCACAATGATCTCTGGTGGTGATGTGTTCGTGAGATTGCGTGATGCCGTGTTGGATGGCAAGGCACTTGATACGGGCTGGGCAGAATGGTCTATTGATGAACAGACCGAAGATGTCGATAACGTAGACTTGTGGTATAAGTACAATCCATCACTTGGCACGATCCTGTCAGAGCGTAACATCCGTGCAGAGCTTGCCGGGGATGCGCTTGATTTTAACATCCAGCGTCTTGGCTTGTGGATAAAGTATAATCAGAAATCCGCAATCAGTGAAGAGGAATGGATGGAGCTGAAGCTTGATGAGAAGCCGAAGCTTGAAAACAATCTGTACCTTGGCATTAAATATGGGCGAGATGGTGCCAATGTTGCAATGAGCATTGCAGCCAAAACAACAGACGGCAAGATATTTGTTGAAACCATTGATTGTGTATCGGTGCGAGCCGGAAACAGTTGGATGTATGATTATTTCAAAAATCCAAAGGTTGTGAAGATCGCAGTTGATGGTGCAAGTGGTCAACAGACGTTAGCGGATCAGATGAAGGATATGGGATTCAAGAAGCCTATACTTCCGGCCGTGCGTGAGGTTGTGCTTGCCAATAATATGTTCGAACAGGGCTTATACAGTAAGCAGATAGCACACAGTGGTCAGGAATCGCTTAAGAATGCGGTTGCGAACTGTGAAAAACGTGCCATAGGATCTAATGGCGGATTCGGGTATAAGTCATTGGTTGAAACATACGACATAGCAATCATGGACAGCATGATACTTGCATTTTGGTTGTGTGCCACCACAAAGGACGCACCACAGAAACAATCTATAAGTTATTAAGAAAGCATCCATAACGGGTGCTTTTTTAATGCATATAATGACGTTACTCAACGGTAAAAGAGGAAGGAGAATTAAATATGTCAGCAGAAGATTTCAAGGTAATTGAAACTCAGGAAGATTTTGACAAGGCAATCCAGAAGCGATTAGCACAGAAGGACAGAGAAGCAGCAGAGAAATACAAAGATTTCCTGTCACCTGAAGAAGTTGCAGAGATTAAGGCGGAATATGAAAACCGCATCAAAGAAGCCACAGAGCAGGTGAAATCTGTTAAGGAATCCTATGCTTCAAAGGATGCCGAGTTCAAAGCACTGACAGACCGTGCGGAAAAAGCAGAGAGATCTCTGTTAAAGAACCGCATAGCACATGAGAACGGGCTTCCATTAGAGCTGTCAGCAAGGCTGATCGGAGACACGGAAGAAGAATTGAAAGCGGATGCAGAATCCCTTGCTTCATTCATGAAACCGCAGACCGCTCCCCCGCTGATGACTATGGAACCCCAAACAGCAGATAGTAGTTCAGCTGCCTGGGCAAAAATGATCGCAGGGCTGAACCCGCAAACCTAAAAGGAGATAAAAATTATGGCAACAATAACAGCTGGAACCAGCTTCCCCACAGAACTCGTTAGAGAGATGTTCAATAATGTCAGCGGACATTCATCCGTTGCAAGACTTTCCGATGCAAAGCCCATGCCGTTCAATGGTGAGACCGTTATGGTATTCAGCAACGCAGGTGAAGCTTCACTCGTAGCAGAAGGGGCTGCAAAGCCCGCCGGAAACGCAAGCGTTGATCCTGTTGTGATCCGTCCTCAGAAGTTCGTATATCAGCAGAGAGTATCTGATGAGTTCGTTAAGAACGCTGAGAGCAAGCTTAATTATCTGCAGTCATTTGCAGAAGGATTCAGCCGTGTGATCGCTCGTGGTCTTGATATCGCTGCAATCCATGGTATTGATCCCGCAACCAAGGCAGACATCCCTGCACTTGCAACCAATAACATTGATGATCTTGTGGCAGCTGGATCCATAATCACTTATGATGCTACCGCACCTGATGGAAACATTGATGATGCTGTTGCAGCTATCCAGGCACTTGGCGGATCTGTATCTGGTATCGCTATGTCACCTGCCTTCAGTGCAGCTCTTGCATCTCTGAAAGTGAATGGTGTTCCTCAGTTCCCTGAGTACAGATTTGGTCAGAATCCTGATGCTCTGTATGGCATGAGGTCTGATGTAAATACTACGATCAATTACACCGGCTCAGCTGTTGGTGCACCTACTGATTATGCTGTAATCGGCGACTTCACTCGTGCATTTAGATGGGGCTATTCCGTAAACGTACCGCTTGAGGTTATCGAATATGGTGATCCTGATGGAGCTGGCCACGATCTGAAGCAGTACAATGAAGTTCTGCTCCGTGCAGAAGCTTACATTGGATGGGGCATCCTTGATGCTGGTGCATTCGCAGTTGTAAGGTAATTCTATGAAATACCGCAATACGATCACAGGTGCGGTTGTTGATTTCAAAGGCAAAGTAGCTGGTGCATGGGAGCCTTTAGAGGTTCCCAAGGCACCTGTCAAGGAGAAGGCCGTTGAAGAAGTCAAGGAAGCACCTGCACAGAAGAAGAAGGGTATAAAAAAATGAGTGAAAGACAACCATTTGCCACAGTGGATGATGTAATCACCCTGTGGAGACCGCTTACGGCAGATGAGATAACACGAACAACGGCATTATTGCCACTTATATCAGATGAATTGCGTGTAATTGCAACCCAAGTTGGTAAAGACCTGGATGAGATGTACGCAGATTCGGAGCCGTATGCATCGGTTGTCAAAGTAGTCACTGTTGATGTTGTGAGCAGAGTTTTGCGACAGAATACAGATGGTGAAGCAATGAGCCAGGAAAGCCAATCCGCCCTTGGTTACTCATGGAGCGGTACATATGCAATCCCTGGTGGTGGTATTGCTAATGCCATTATGAAGAATGATCTTAAAAAGCTTGGCTTACTCAATCAGAGCATTGGAGCATTATACACATGGCAAGGATTAAGGGCACAACAGTAACATTATATGAGGAAACTCAAACCGGCACAGATCCATTTGGTAATCCGATCATTTCACATACTCCTACAACAGTTGAGAACGTGCTTGTGGCAGAACCTTCCACAGATGATGTCACAAGCTCAATCTCGCTGTACGGCAAAAAGATTGCGTATACTTTGGGGATCCCAAAGGGCGACACGCATGATTGGGTAGATAAGCAGGTGGAATGGACGGATGCATATGGCCATACGTTTACTGTTAAGACATTTGGTTATCCTGTCACGGGTATAGAAGCCAATGTGCCGGGGCCGTGGCATATGAAAGTTAAGTGTGAAGCTTATGGCTAAAGTGAAGGTTAAATTGAACCTTAAGGGGATAAATGAGCTGATGAAATCACCAGAGATCAGCGCATCTGTTCTGGAAGCAGGGCAGGCGGTAGCACGGTCTGCTGGATCCGATTATTCTGCCGAAGTACATGAAGCACGTTGGATTGCGATTTCAAATGTATATCCCGATAGTAGCAGAGCTGCACATGAAAACTTTAAGGACAACACATTGCTAAAGGCACTTGGTTCAGTAGGGTTGAAACAAAGTAAATGATTGAAGCAATTATATATGATTATCTGAAAAATGATGCGGAATTAAACATCTATACAGAACAGCCGAAGCAGAAACCGCAGTATTTTTACGTTATGGAGAAAACTGCAGGCGGACGCACGGATCATGTGAACCAATCTACACTTGCAATTCAATCCTATGCACCGACACTCTATGAAGCTGCATCCATGAATGAAACGCTGAAAGGCATTATGCTTGATGCAATCAAATTGGATGAAGTATCTGATGTTTGGATTAATAGTGATTACAATTACACAGATCCCACAACTAAGCAGTACCGCTATCAAGCGGTATTTGTTGTTTCACATTATTAAGGAGATAAAGTTATGGCTAACACAGCGACTAATGTAAGTACGGGTAAGCCGAATCCGACAGGAGCCGTATACGTTGCACCTATGGGAACCACACTCCCCACTGATGCCACTACCGCCCTGGATGCAGCATTCACTTGCCTTGGATATGTATCGGAAGATGGCCTTGAGAACTCTAATGAGATGGATGTATCCGAGATTAAGGAGTGGGGCGGTCTTACAGTTTACAGATCTTTGAATGGTCTTGAGGACACGTTTGCACTCACGCTGATCGAGAGTGAGAACGTGGATGTACTTAAGGCCGTTTATGGTGATACTAATGTCACCGCCGATGTTAGTGGCAACATCACTGTAAATGTTCTGGCTGAAGATCCCCAGGAGAAAGTTTGGGTATTCGAAATGAAACTCCGTGGCGGACGTGCCAAGAGAATAGTGATTCCTGATGGAGCTGTTACAGCTCGTGAAGCTATCACATACAACGCATCTGATGCAATCGGCTATGGTATCACTGTAAGCGCATATCCTGATGCATCTAATCAGACACATACTGAGTATGTCTCAGCAGCATAAGGGGTAACAATGGTTAAGGGGAAAACAAAAAGCGGTATCAAGTTTAATTTGGATGAACGTATAAAGGACGATGCACGTCTGTTGTATTTGCTCACTTCCATGCAAGATGAGAGCATAGAACCACAGGAGCGTTCGAAATACGTTTTCAAGCTTATCAAGATGATCTTCGGATCTGAAGAAGGTGTTATGACATTCATGGATGAAGTCAGTGCAAGGCATGATGGAGTTTGTGACGTAGCATCTATGCTGACAGAACTGAATGATATGTTCGAAGCCCTTAACGCAAAAAACTCCTGATCCTCGCTCATATGCTTAATGTGGGTGAGGATGAATTAACCTGCGACTTAGCAGAAACATACCACATATTAAATTGGAGAGAGCTGTCACCGTCATTGGTGGCAACTCTTTCTTGTGGTTTATCCGATTCTTCACGCATCAAACGGAAAATCAGCGGAATGAAGATAACACTTGACCAGATGCTGTTAGCTATTCTGGTGGATGGTGTAAACGGCCTGCTGTGGCAACGATCGAAAGACGGTGCAAAGAATCGGAACCGCCCTGAGAGCTTATTTAAGAAGCTGACAGAGCAAGATAAATCTAAAGATGAATATGAAGCGTCTGAAAGCATAGAAGATTTTGAACGCTGGTACAAAGCAACGAGGACATAAAACATGGCAGAGATTGCAACAGCTTATGTGCAAATAGAACCGACAGCCAAAGGCATATCCGGGAAAATATCATCCATGATGGGGGATGAAGGTGCCAAGGGTGGTGCATCATTCACCAAGGGATTTGGCTCTGTTATGGGTGGAATTGGCAAGGTGGCTCTTGGTGCCGTGACGGCAGCAGGCGCAGCGGTTGCAGGTGTTACAAAAGAAGCTGTATCAGCATTTGCTGATTATGAGCAGTTATCTGGCGGTATCGAAACCCTGTTTGACAATTCCGAAGGTGCCAGAATGTATGGCGAGGTCTTGAAGGACATGGGGTATTCCATGGAAGAAGTTGCCAAAGCCACACAGGAAGCAGCCAACTTGCCTATTGATACGGTTATGAATAACGCATCCAATGCGTATCAGACGGCCGGCATGAGCGCAAATGATTACATGGAAACTGTAATCGGTATGGCTGCAGCTCTTAACAATTCAACAGGTGATTTGCAGGTGTCTGCCGACATGGCTGACATGGCGATCACGGATATGGCGGATAACGTCAACAAAATGGGTACATCCATGGAAGGTGTGCAGAACGCATATCGTGGATTTAGCCGTGGAAATTATACCATGTTGGACAATCTCGCCCTTGGATTTGCAGGCACGAAGGACGGCATGCAGGAACTGCTTGATTCAGCGCAAGAGATATCGGGTGTTGAATATGATATCAGCTCATATGCCGATATTGTTGAAGCCATCCATGTGGTACAAACCGAAATGGGCATCACAGGCACCACAGCAAAAGAAGGTGCCACAACCATCTCTGGTAGTTTGAACCAGACAAAGGCTGCATGGCAGAACCTCATCACCGGCATTGGTGCAGGCGACAATTTACAGCCACTCATCCAGAATCTGATATCATCTATCGAGACATTTGCGGGCAATCTGATGCCGGTTATTGAAACCGCCCTGAATGGTATATCATCCCTGATTGCTAATCTGGCACCTGTTATTGCAGAGAAGCTTCCGGGCTTGGTGGATTCATTATTGCCACCACTTCTATCCGCAGCCACCACGCTGATCGTGGGGTTGGTGAATGCACTTCCCAATGTTATCACAGTTTTGGTGGAAGCCCTCCCCGGAATAATCACCCAGATTGTGGATGCCCTGATTGTTGCCCTTCCTGTGCTGATTGCAGGCATAATTCAGCTGGTGACCGCATTGGTCGAACATCTGCCGGAGATTATGGTTGCTATAATTCAGGCTATTCCGCAAATAATAACATCCGTTGTTGATGCAATCATAACGAATGCCCCGATGCTGATAAATGCACTTATTCAGATAGGACAGATGATGCTTCAATGGATTATTCAGCATGGTGCCGTTCTGTTGTCTAATATTCAGACCATAATGACCAATCTGATAAATAATATGAAGGCTTGGCTTTCACAGTTACCCACACAGGTGGCATATTTTGTCGGTCAAATGATCGCCAAGTTCGTGAACCTGCTTATTGCACTTCCCGGCAAGGCACAGCAGGTGTGGTCGCAGTTCATGAGCAACTTAAAGGCGTTCGGACAGAGGATGATATCAGAAGGCCCACAGATCGCAACACAGTTCGGCGAGAAACTGATGAACGGTTTGAAGCAGATACCGAGCAAGATTGCAGAGATCGGCAAAGATATCGTTGAAGGTCTGAAGAATGGTATAAAGAACGCTTGGAACGGCATGACCGATTGGATAAAGGAGCTGGCGGATAGCTTAATCAAAGGCTTCAAGGATAATCTGAAAATCGGCTCACCTTCCAAGGTATTCCGTGATGAGATAGGCCGATGGATTCCTGCCGGTATTGCTGAAGGTATTGAGGATGGTATGGGAGTGCTTGATACGGCCATGACGGATATGACCATGAGCGTTATGCCCACAAGCATGGAAGATATCAGCACGGCATCATACAACGCATCCACCACACAGAGTGGCACGGATAACCAGGTATATAACCTTTTGGCACAGTATCTGCCGATCATAGCAAGTGGCGAGAATGTCAATGTGACGCTTGATGTGGATGGCCAGAGATTATTCAGGATAATTCAGCAGCAGCAGGCACGCAACACGCAGTTGGTAGGTGTAAACGCATGAATAACATAATTATCGGTAATTACAACATAACCGCACACATTGTGGCGGATTCGTATCGGATGGATGCGGAAGATCTGTATGAATCTTGGCAAGATGGCAATTATGTCGAACACAGGATCATCACCGCATCCAAGGTGCGTGGATCGTTTGAGGTTGCCTGCTGTAATAAAGGGTATACGTTCAGCGACTTCATGCAGATGATTAACGATTCGGATGACAATGGTGTGCTGACGTGTGCGGTGTTCGTCACGAATAAGAATGAAATGAAGGCTATCAGCGCATATTATTCCATTGAGAATAAAAAACATGAGCTGTTAGCGGATGGTTCATTTGTTGACGTGTTGGAAGTGACATTGACGGAGAGATAAGATGATTGAAGTACCTGAAAGAGTAAAAGATGCCCTGCGGGAAGGGAATATGCTCAAAAGATATACATTTGATGTGTATGACTTTGAACCCGGGTATTTTCTTGTAAAGGTTATCCCTCAAAATGAGTTTTACGGCATCAATGATACTGAACCGATAAGAGTTATAAGCAATAGTGAGTTTACGCTTGCCGTGGGCTTAAATGGTGAATTAACATATATTCCTTCTATGCTAAATGAAGATGGGAAGAACTATGTTGATATAAATAATCCTGTAATATCAAGCACTATTTATGTCAGTGAGTTTGTTACACCTAATAGCACAGCCAATGTATATGTATATAATGCGCAAGGCGGTACCACATATTTTGATACCATCGACAATACCACACTTGTAAAAGAATCTGTTAAGTTTGATGAGCGCATGTGTTCTGGCAAGGATCTGAAGTTCGGGCTGTGCGAAGGCTCATCATTAGAGTTCCAATACTTTGACCATGATGCTATAACCGGCAAAAGGATAAATGCCACTGTGGAGATTCAATACACTGATGCTGATGGTGTGAAACAATGGTTCCCAATTCCAATGGGGTGGTTTACCGTGGATCAGTGTCCTATGCAGGCATCAACAGGCATATTTAAGGTTACGGCATATAATAAGCTCCGCAGTAATTATCTTGACCAGAACGTAAACACCTATCTGGCAGAAGTCTTTGCAGATAAGTCTCAGGTAACATTTTATGAATTGCGCAAAGCGTTAGTTAATCGCTATGAAATCAATACATCCATCCCTCTCCGTGAACGTGATTTTTCTGTGTCATTTACGACTGCAAAGATAAGTGCAAGCACATATGCAACAAAGGATAGTGAAGAAGCCCCTTTTTATCCCTATGCCTCAACACAAGCCAGCATGGCAAGCATGGCCTATGAAATAGAGTTAATTCCCACTAATGCATACCATTTTTCATGGATCCACGGAAATGTTGATGATTTTGAAACATCCGTATATAACTATTTGGCCACAATACTTGATAAGTCATTAAATAATGGTGCAACCGATAGGAATGCCATATTTAATGCTATGCGAAGCACTTACGCTGCAGGGAATTATCGTGGGTGCTTCACATTCTTTGGTGTTGAATTAACTAAAGAAGATGACACAGTTGAGATATACAGCAAGCAGGCATATGACAATAACAAGTATGGGGCAAAGGGAGCTGTTAGTGCTATTCTTGATACTTATCTGATCGGCTATAAAAAAATGGTGTTCTATATTCCTTTATTTTTTAGTCTGCTACCCGGTGGATATACCATTCTTACAAGAGATAGAAGTGGAGCAGGCAAAATATATAAGGAAGTATATGTGGAAGGGAATACTACTACATTATATTATCAGCTCTATCGTGACACCAATGAAATTGTATTAGATGAGTATGGGAACATCCTCTGGGGGGCATACATTGCACTTCCAACGAGACCAGCTTATTGGTGGAATACTCTGGGAATATATAATGGATTCCCATGGACAGAATCAGAAGGGGTAATGTATTCAGAGCTATTGTTTAATGATGGAGCTTCAACAGGACGTTCTGTAAATAATGCCGGGTGGACGTATGGCGATCAACCGGGAATCTGGGCAAATAAAGTTACACTTCCTTTGGCATTGATGGATGGCTTTATGCGTGGAGATTATGCAGAAGTCACTAATTCAAGTGATTTTATAATGGTGGATCCTAAAAACCTTGCAGATATAACCACTCGTGAAGCTGTTTCTGCAGTGTATGAGCAATCTGCATGCTACGGAAAGCTTAACCGTGTTACAGATTTGTTTGCTCCTGTTGAATTAAATAATTCTCGCCTGCTGCCTGCCGATAACTTATATCCTGATAATAGCTTATATCCTAGTGGTGAAAGCGTCAGAGGTAACGCATCCATGTATCAGCGTCTGTGGACAGATTCGCAGGGCGTTCAGACTTTCAGATATTTGATTATTACATATAAGACCACAGAAGATGGTCAGGAAGTGGAGAAAACTCTGCAGAGAACTGTCAACGCTGACGGCACCACCGATTATAACATGTCGGATAATTGGCTCTTCAGGAATCTTGTATGGACAGCCAGCCAAGTAGGTGATCTTGCGGATGAAATGGCAGACAAGATGCGGAACGTGTCCTGGTTCCCGTTCGAAATGTGGTGCGCTGGGCTTCCGTACCTTGAACCGGGTGATGAGATAGAGATCACCGACAAGACCGGCACGCATACATCATATGTGCTTCAGCGTCAGCTGAACGGCATACAGAATCTGCAAGATACATACATTGATGGTGAGCTTGATATCTTCTAATAGGAGAAAACACTATGAACAAACTATATGACCGCATTATATGGGCGAATGACACCACACCGGCATTGAATGAGGATAATCTCAACGCAATGTCCAAGGGGCTTGATGATGTTGACAATCGTGTGCTTGATCTGGGTGCAGCTGTGCTTGAGGTTATTCCTGATCTTGAGGATCTGCGAGACAATGCAGAGCAGATTATCAATGACACAAGAGGATATGCCGAGAGTGCAGAAGCGGATGCACAGACGGCAAG